ACTTTTATAATAATGCTTTTGAATAGTTTGACTACCATTACCTAAACTTATAGGAAATCCTTGAGCATCTCCTGTTAACATTGATACTGGATTAACCATTAATACACCAATACCTTTTTCTTGAATATAATATAAGTTTTGATTTAAAGCTATTAATGAAGTTATTCCACCATAGTTACCTTCTACATCATAGAATTGTGTAATAGGATATATTGACCAAGAATCTTCTACTTCATTATCAATTTTTACATTTGAATAATAAATTCTATTTCTCCATTCATCATTAATTACAAAGTTAAATGGTTTAGGAAAAAACTTAGTTACATTTTTTTCATTAGAATGATAGTAATTATAATTAAATTGATCTACTAATAAATAAGAAGGATCTACTGTTAAATCTCTATCTAAATGATACCCATATCTAACATTTTGATTATTACTATTAGTACATGGAAAATAATAAGTATTAGACATTTGTAGTTCTCTATAAGAACCTGTACCTAAAGCATTACCATTACCAGCACCACCATTGTAATTATATTGCCAAAAAGTAACAGCTACACTTTTATCAGGTTTAGATATTTTTTGATGATCCCAATAATTTAAATATACATCTCCACCAAAACATTTAAAAACTATATTTTTATTATTAGTTAATAATTGTTGATTTCTATTTAAAGGAATAAAACTACCACAAGCTATGTATTCATTTGAACTTCTTGCAGCATAAGTTGCACCACCATATTGTAATGGGTTAGGTCTATAATATAAACCCATTAACTTTTCACTGTAAGTACATCCATAATCCCAAGCTTCTATTTTTTCAGTAGTATCAAACATTAACAATGTTGTATCTGAACCAATACCTGATCTTTCAGGGTTAGTAGAACTTCCTATATTAGCAACATCTGGTCCATAATTACGCATATAATTACGAAAATCTGCAATTCCTGTATCTGCAGAATCTATATCTGCACCATTATTAACAGCTATTCCTTTTTTTATTTTTTTATTAGTAAAAGAACTACCTGAAAATGTTTGATTTTCATAATAAAACAATAAATAATAAGGCATTAATTCTGAATCAAATCCTGTACTCCATCTACCATAACCACCTAAATTAAATTGAGGTATTCTGTAAGAAGGTTGATCAGTTTCAGATTGATTATTATTAATAAAACTATCTCTAGCATCACCTTCTTCTGTACCAAACCTATATCTAGGATTAGTTGGATGTGAACCACTTGGAGTAAAATTAGCAGCTTTTACTTTAGATCTAACTAATATTTTATCACCTGTTTGATATGAATACCCATTTGTTTGAAAGTCAAAGCAATCAAAAGTTAACATTGTAGCAGGAATACTACTACCATTATCTCCACTTTGAGCTAATGTTTCTAAAGCTGTTTGTGAAGGATAGGGATCATAAATAGTAACAACTTGAGTTTGTGGAAATGTAAAACGTACAATATAAGGTTGTATATTTCTCCACAAACCTCCACCTAAACTTGAATCTCCTGTATCTCCTGCAAAAGTGTTAGTTAACATTCCAGAACCTAAAATAGTTTTATTTTCATTAGTTCTTTCAACTCTAACTATTTGATAACCACTTATATATTCTGCAACAGAACTAACATTTATTTTAAATTTAACATAAATAGATTGTCCCCAAATTTGACCATTATATAAAAAAGAATTTCTAAAATCAGTTATTCCTGCTGCAATTGATTGAGTACCTCTATTAATAGTATTTGAATCAGATGTTGCAGGCATTTTAATATCACTTATCCATTCTGTAAAATATGGAGCACCTTGTAAATCAAAAAATTGAATACCGTATCTATAAATTTCTTCAGATTGAACACTTCTTGCTACAGAAGTATAAAATGGATTTTTAGAAGTACCTACTCCAGCTAAAGGATAAATTTGATCTTCTGAATCTGTAGGTAATAATGGTGGAATACTTGCAGCCTGTCCTAAGATTAAATCTATAGGATTTTCAGAAGTATTTATTCCAATACCTGTTCTCATTGAAAAATTATTTACAGTAGGTAAACCACTAATCATCCAAGAAGAACCTGCATCTCCTTGAGTAACAGCTAAATCACAAAGTAATATATTTTCAGTACCAAATTCATATTCAATAAAAGCACCTTTACCTCCTAAAATATTAGTACCAGGTTTATAATAACAAGCATTACTTCCGGGTTCACCTAATGAATCATAATATTCATTAATCATGTCATCAGTTTTAGGTCTATCAATAGCATCTGTTAAAGTATATGGTAATGTAACACCTTTAACATAAATGTCATCACCTAATGAAGTTTTAGCTCTAAATGCTCTAGCATCAAATACATTACTAATTTCTTTTTGTTTAACAGATTTAACATTTCCCCAGAATAAAATATTATCTTTAGTTTCAACAGTTTTAGCATGAGTAAATCCTGTAGATAAAACTAAAAATTCTTCTAGTGATATTATATCCCATTCTTCTGGAATAGAAGCTAATGTAAATTCATTAGTAATATTTTGTTCAGGTGTAACATATATGACAGGTAAATCTGTTTTAGTTGCTCTATAAAGAATTATAAATTCCATTGAATCCCAAGCAGTATCTACATTATTAATTGTCCAAGTAATACTTCTACTTGCTGCTCCTGGTCCCTGATAATTAACAAAAGGTCCAGTTTCATCACCTAAGTAATGAACCATATTAGATGTTTGAGAATAATTACTTATTTGTCCAGCAGTCTTTTTTAATCTATAAGCTAATTCGTAAGTACCTGGTAGTATAGTTCCACCTGTACCAAATGTTTTTAATAATGGTAATTCAAAAGTTACTGCAGGAAATACTGAAATTAATGCAGGATTTAATGCAAATAATTGTGGGTTAGTAACTTCTAAAGTTCTAATAGCACTATAAAAATCTGTCCAATATAATCTTTGTAAATTACCACTTTCATATCTTCCTAATACAGCAGTAGGTGCAATAGGATGAAACTTTGTAAAGTCTAAATAGTTTGAATAGATTAAAGTTAATGTAGATACTCTAGTTACATTGTCAATAGATAATTTCCATATAGCACCAATGTCTGTAAAACTATCATTAGGTGGAATAACATTTGTATCTTCACAAGTAAATAGATAAATATCTTCATCTATAAATTGTGAACCTATAATTATTAAATCAGAAACACCTTCAACGTAAGGTGTTCTAGTATTAGAAAATTCACCAAGTAAATTTACAAATTGTAAAGTATATCTAATATTTATAACAGTTCTATTTATTACAATAATAGGACTTATTGCAACTCCTTCAGGACCACAATTTTGATAAACAGGTTGTTGATATACAACTACATAATCATCAACCCAAGATACTGCAAATGATTTTGTAACAGTAGTTATAGGGTTTGTTGTTTCATAACAGTTAACTAAATCTTTAAGAGCATTGTAGATAGTTAAACCTACTACACCACTAGCAATACTAATAGGTGCTGTAGTTTGTCCATTAATAGTTATAGTTACTGTATCATCATTTAAACCATTAAGGTTTGCAACTTGAATTTTATAAACATTGCATAACTTAGGTAATTGAATATTACATTCATTACCTTTGATATTAACTAAAGAACCATTTGATTCTCCTAATGTAGTAACACCTCTAAAATTTAATGCTTGTAAATAAGAATCTTTAGAATGAAATATCTTAGAAAGATCTGAATTCATTCCACCTGAAAAGTTATTATTAGTTTCCATATTATTTATTTATATTTAAATATAAAATTGCGATGAGTACTTAATTTATTTTTACACACTTTTGTAATTGTACTAACATCTCCATTTATAGCTATGGCTGCTTCAGATAAACTATTATATTCTTTTATAAAAATGCCTTCTTTAGAATATTGTATTATTTTTTTACAATTAACAAGTTTTGCTTTAGTAGTTATAAAATTAATATGTTCATGATTTATATTTTTCTTTTTAATTACTGACCATGTTTTTTTTAATTCTTCACTTCTTATTATTCCTTTATTACTTAAACCTATTTTTAAACGATGTTCTTTTGAAAATTTAATTCCTAAATTACTACCTGCTATTTTTTGCATATTATAATTAGGTTTCATATTATTAATAAACCATTGTTCCATTTTAAGATTATATTCTTTAGGACATTTTACCAATATTTCAAATTTAAAATTTTCTTTTTTATATTTATTATATGATTTTTGCAAATATTTATTTGCATGTTTATTGTGTAATAAATTATTAAAATGATGATGTTTTCTACTTAAAAAACAACAAGTACTTCCTATATAAAATTTATTATTTATTGTATTTGTAATTTTATATACTCCTGATATTTTACTATTATTTTTTCTCATTATCTCAAATTTCTTCTCTCTCTGCTTTCAGTATCTCTAAAACCAGTAGCGTAAGAATTTGGTTTAGGTATAAGTCTAACCCAAACATTTTTAATTCTTTCCATCTGAGCAGCATTAGGCATGTAAGCTGCACCTCTTGCAGAATTAACATAAAAATACCAATCTTTTTCAGATAATCTAAATACTAC